CACCTTTCGGAAACCGTTGCTGCCATCCAGGTAGGCTGTGATCGCTGTGAGCTTGAATTGCTCGGTGTACTTACCCATAGATCCCCCAAGGGTTGGATTGGTGTCCAACTTCTTGGGGGCAGTCCATTTTGTGGGAGCGGCCTTGCGTCGCGAATGGGCCGCAAAGCGGCCCCCGTTTTCAGTGCAATCTCTGAAATCGCCGGGGCTGCTTTGCAGCCCATTCGCGACGCAAGGTCGCTCCCACAAATGACCGCGTCAATGCCTAATGCGCCTTACCCTTGGCGATCTCGATATCGTTCATCAGCGCCTTGGCCATGTCACACAGGTAATCGGCTGCACCCAGGAATTTATGGTCGTCCTCCATATCCCCCTCGCGCACCAGGTGCTTGATGTAGCCCATCAGGATCGAGACATGCTCGTAGGCCGCGTCGACGGGGACGCCGGGCTCTACGCGCAGGAGATTGAGGGATGGGTTACCGGCTGCGAGGAAGGTTTCCACGCCTGCGGTTGTGATTGGCTCAGAAACATCTTTTTTCATGGCAAATCCTTATTCACGGAAGGAGACTGCCAAAAATCTTTCTCACGGATTTGGGGCGGCAGCCGTACGCAGGGTGAGAAACCGAGTGAATAAGGAAGCCCGGCCAGACCGAGGTCTGCCCACGTACGACCACCATGGCGAGTAGCGCTTATTCAAGTCGGGTTCTCACACCCAGTCGCCAGAGCGACCCGAAAACGGTATCCGTGAGCCACTTCCCCGACAACAGCGTTACTTCGGCGGCGCGCGTAGGATACTTCCGAAGCATCCAAACCCTGAAGCTTTTGACCCCATGGTTCAGAATTCCCTTACACAGATAACCCGGCTTACCCGCCCCCTGTAGGAGCGGGTTCACCCGCGAAGAGGCCATACCAGACAACACAAGGCTAATGCTCCACCGCCGCAACGGTGTATCATCCGTCCCCCAAATCATTAAAAAGTGACGTCGCGCGCTGCCCGCCAGCCCCGCGACCTTCTGGCGTTGCGCCAGAACCGACAATGGACCACCGGACCTGAGCATCGTGACCCGAGCCAACCCCCTCGCCCTGTTGACCTTCGCCCTGGCCCTGACCGGCTGTGCCGGCGGCACCCCGCCCCAACCCAACAGCAACTTGGGCTGGAACCACCCCGGCATGCAGCTGGGCGGCGACAACGGCCTGCCCCTGCGCACAGAAGCCCCATGCCGCAAGCGCGGCTGCGATAATGACAAGCTGTTTTTCAACCCGGGTAAAAACGAGCCTAGCGTCACCACCATGCACCGCGGCTGGTAGGAAAATTCTTCTTTTGGGCCGGTGACTTAGGTCTTTTGCGAACATTCGCAAGGAAGTGGTTTACAGGCGCCAAACGATCGCTATAATGACGCCCCATTGCCGGTATAGCTCAGATGGTAGAGCAACTGACTTGTAATCAGTAGGTCCCGGGTTCGATTCCTGGTGCCGGCACCATATTTTTCAAGGGCTTACGTGCGTTAGCTGAGGTGAAATCTAGCCTCCACGTACCAACGCACGTACCAAGCCTCCCCGTTTCATCCCCTTCGCACCCAGCAGCATCAACGCGTGCAACACATTGTTAACGCGTGCGCATGCACCCGCGTCTAGACCCAACCTTCCAATGTAGGGGCCGGCCTAAAAAAAAGAGTAACCTCGGTAATCCTGACCGTTTTCTCCCTCGCAGCCCTTGAAATTCGCGGCCTCAGCTCAGTTTCAAAAAGTAATTTTTAAGTAACCTATAAGTAATCAGATTACTCTTTGTTTGAGTGATATTTGCCAAACCTGAAAGCCTTAAAAATCAAGGGTTTAGCGAAATATTACTTTTTCCATTACCTTTCTATTACCCCTCTTTGTAACCTGCGAAGCCTTGCAAATACGGGGCCTCCAGCGCTGGTCCTCCCTCACAGTTACGCTTGTTACTCTTTTTTCGAGACTACCCCCTACCTCTGCCAAATAACGCTCCAGGATCAGCTCTGCGCCGTCGAAATACCCCATGGGTGCAGGGATTCGCAGAAGACCTGGTACACCAGTTCCCCCCAGCAGCCCAACAGCCAGGCCTCTTTAGCAACTGCGCAGGGGTGCGGAAATTCCGACACGTTTAGCCCGCAGGCGTGGCGTGGGGACGAGGGCGCGCGCCGGGTGCTGGTCGCATTGGCCGACTACCCCCTCGCCAGACTGGGGCCCACCTGATACTGTATGCGCATCCAGTATCTATCAGGAGGGTGACGCGGTGCTGATTGATGACGATGGGTTCGACCTGGGCATGCCCACTCACGAGGAAATGCTTCAACACCAACTGGTGGTGATGACCCACGAGAGCGAACAGGTGTGGCAGTACCTGGCCAAGGCCAATCGGGATATCCGAAAGCTGACAATGATTAACGCGGGCCTGAACAAGCAGGTGACGGGGCTGCAGCGGGAAGTAAGGGAGCTCCACGCACGCTTGCTCATGGAGACGGCTTCCCGCCGGCACGGGTTCTCAACCTGGGGCGGTCAACCTGATGTTCGGATCTGGCGAGAGGTTGCCCCCGTCTACCCGATGCTCTAAGGACCCCGAAATTATTGGGCTTGAGCACTGCTCGATATAGCTTGAAGGTGGCCAAAGTGATAGGATTAACTGGGTCTTTCCATACTCCAGCCCCACACATTTTCAGGCCCTGGAGACGTAAAAAAGCCGCCTCAGAAGGGCGGCTTTTTGCATTGTGGGCTGACTACACCTGTGGATTCTGGAAGCGCACAACCTCATCACCAAGCCACTCATTGACCTGCGACAGCCTGGTCTGAACGGGCTCCAGTTCGTTCTGGGTCCAGATCTCCGTGGCTTCCTTGATTGAGCCGAAGCCCCCGGCGTTCTGCGGCACAATCCCCATCAACTGCGGCGGGATGCGCAGGGCGGCCAGCAGATCGTCCCGGCTGATGTTCTTGATGGCACCGAAGTCGTCCTTGGCCGCCACCTCGCTGATCGGCAGCAGTTGGATGCCATCCTTCTTGCCTCCTGGTGCGTACATAAACAGGTTGCGGAAATTGCCAGGGCCCTTGCTGTTCTTCATCGCATCGCGCAGGTCGTCGACGAATTTCTCGTTGTGGGCGGCGTCGGTCATGTACAGGATGAAGCCAGCATGGCTGCCATTCTGGTAGTACTTGCGACGGAACAGCGTCGCGCTCTCGTTGAGCAAGGCACTTTGCAGCGCGGCCAACCACTCGGGTAGGCCGTACACCTCCTGGTTGATATCGGCCTCGCGCAGGTGGCAGATGGTGCCGGTCTTAAACTCGTGCTCGTCCTTCCACCCGCGCACCTGATAGTACGTGGCCAGGTCTGTGCCGCGGCGCATGTACTTGGCCAAGCACGGCTGCAGGCCCAGGGCCTGGCCGAGCATGTTGTCGCGCTTCTCCAGGTATAGGTTTCCGCACCAACCCCAATCCATGACGATCTGCTCGAAAGCCTGACGGCTCAGCAGCTTGTGCGGGATGAAGCTGCGCACCAGCATGTTTCGCTTGAAGGTCAGCCCAGACTGGAGGTAGACGCTTGCCTTGGTTGAACGGGCCAGGCCGTCGAGGTTGACGGGCGGCTCGTACCAGCGACCATTGGACCAGCATTCCAAGTAGTCCAGGATCTCGCGCCCGTCCAGCACCGGTACTGGGTCGCCGAAGGTGAAGGCCACGCTCTGGCCGCCCTCTCCTTTGGCCAGCAGCTCGCCGTCCAGGGGCGGCTGCACCAGGTCGCCGCCACTCTGCCGGCGCTTGCGCGATTTGCTCATTGGTAGATCTCCATGATGCCGGTATTGGCCACGGTCTGGCCCTCCAGCGGCTCGTTGTGCAGTGCATGAAAGAGCGCCCACGCCAAGTCGGCGTGGCCGGTTGTGTCGTTGCGACCGGCGGTGTAAGTAAATTGTCGGCCACCGGGGGTGATGGTCTTGCGGATCGCCATCAGTGACTGCGCAAGGTCTGTCCAGCCGGCGTCGAACTCCAAGCGGCCCTTGCTGATTACATCCCAGGCCTTCATCACCAGGCGCGTCTTGACCTCCGGGTTGTAGGAGAAGGTGCGCAGCCCAGGGAAGAACTGGCGCACCAGCTGGGCCACGGCGCTACCCATGCCGGTGGTATCGATACCGATGTAGGTCACCCAGTACCGCTGTGTGACCTTGCGGATCGTCTCGGCCTGGCTGTCGAAGTCCATCCCGCGGAACTGGTGTCGCTCCAGGACGCGGAACTTCCCGCCCGGTATCAACGGCGGCGCGACAACGATCAGGCCCGCTGTATCCCCAGTCTCGGCGGGGTCATAACCCACCCAGACCTGCCGATCGGCGAAAGGCCTGGCAGCGAATGGCTTGTAGTCGTCCCACTCCGTCCAGCTGTCGACCATGCACGGCTGCAGCAGCGCCAACGGGAAGATGCTCGCGCCGTCGTCAACAAACTCGCACATGAGCAGGTTCTGGAACGCCGCGGCGTCATACTCCAAGCGCAGTTCGTCCAGGTCGAACAGGTCACATCCCCGTTCCTCTGCGTCCATGATCGTGACGATCTGCCGCCAGATCCGGTCCTCGCACAGGCGGCCCATCTGCAGGGCGCTGTGGGTGACGTCCAGTTTGATGTGCTGCGCCGTGGGCTTGCCCTTGTTGAAGCGCTCACCGGTCCAAAAGGTGTAGGCCTCATGGGCCATTGAGCTGGGCGTCGAAAAGTAGGTTCGGCGGTACTGTTTCTGCATCGCCATACCTGAGGCGACCTTGTTCAGTTCCTTGAACTTGAACGTCCAGAAGAATTCGTCGAAGTAGAAGTTGCCGTGATAGCCCTGGGCAGTTCGGGCATTGGTGCCGAGGAAATGCAGCTCGGCGCCGTTGGCCAGGATGATAGGGTCCCCTGAAAGCTCTACGCCGATCGTGTCACGGGCAAAGGCCTGGATGTAGGCCTTGAAGATATGGGCCTGCGCCTTGCTGGCAGAAAGGAAAATCTGGTTGCGCCCGGTTGTCAGCGCGTCGATCAGGGCCTCGCGAGCGAAGTAGAACGTTGCACCGATCTGGCGTGATTTGAGAATTGCCCGCGTACGCTGGTTGCCGGCACGGTACCAGTCTTTCTGGTAGTCGAAGCATCCGTCGAGAAACGCCTCGAGCAGTTTCTCGACCTGTTCCTCGTCGATCTCGTTTCGCTTCGCCTTTCGCTTCGGCCCCTCGTTGCGCTTGGCCAGCTCAGGGTTGAGGTCTGTTTCGGTACCGCCCCCCTTGTAACGCTCAATGCGCGCTTGGCGCTCCAGTTGCCGGTGCAGCAGGTCGATTTCTTTGTAGTCCGCCCCTGATTTCGGGTCCTTGAGGATCAATTGCACCAGGCGGGCCTCGGTCGCCGCCTGGATTCGCTCCAGCGGGGTTGCCCGGTCCCACTCGTCGCGAGCTTTCCAGCTGTGCAGGGTTTTCTCTTTCTCGCCGATCAACTCGGCGATCTCGCACACGCGATACCCCTGCCAATACAGGTGCTTGGCGTGGCGGCGATGATCTGTGGGTAGGTCGACTATGGCGTTCATGGCGCCGATGCTGCCGCTCGCGCGCGCGTTCCCCTATCGGCGTCCCCTGTAGGGCTCAGGCCTACAACTGCGGCGCGTTGCCGCCAAGCAGCGCGCTGCGGACCATGCCCCCATCGCAAGGCACAACGCCACCGCACTGAGGATTCCCGGCATGTCCGAAAAAACCAATGCACCCGCCAAGAAGTACCGCTCGAAATGGACCCGCATCGCCGTTGAGGGCGCGACTACCGATGGTCGCAACATCGAACGCAGCTGGATCGAGGACATGGCCAGCACTTACAGCCCCAACACCTATGGCGCTCGCATCAACTGCGAACACATCAAGAGCTACTGGCCGGGCAGTGAATTTGGCGCGTATGGCGATGTGGTCGCGCTCAAAGCCGAAGAGGTCGAGATTGCTGGTGTCAAGAAGCTCGCCTTGTTCGCTCAGCTGCAGCCAAACGACGCGCTCCTGGCGTTGAACAAAGCCGGCCAAAAGATCTACACCTCGATCGAGGTGCAGCCGAAGTTCGCCGACAGCGGAAAAGCGTACTTGGTCGGCCTCGCCGTTACCGACACCCCCGCCAGCCTGGGCACCGAGGCGCTCTCGTTCCGAGCAGGCCACAAAAAAGACAAGGACAACGTCTTCAGTGCTGCCGAAGAAACGGCATTCGAATTCGAGGAGTTTACCGACACCCCCAGCATGTTCGCGTCGTTGCGGGAAAAGGTCGGTGGTCTCCTCAAAACGAGCAAGGACAAGGAAGGCAAGGATGCCGCCAATTTCGCCGCCCTGGGCGAGTTGATCGAGCAGCTGGCCACCCATGGCGCCAAGCAAGCCGAAGAACTGGAAAAAGGGCAGAAGGCCTTCGCCGACTTGGAGGCCAAGCTCACCAAACTCAGCGCTGATCACGAAGACCTGGTCAAGCGCCTGGGCGAAACCAAAGACCACACCCAGAAGGATCGCCCGCCGGTTTCCGGTGGTGCCGGCAATGCCGTCACCGACTGCTGATCCCAAACGGACATGAAACAGCCAAGGACAACCGGAGAACACCATGCGTAACGATACCCGCACCCAATACGGTGCCTACCTCGAACAGATCGCCAAACTCAACGGCGTAAGCGATCCCACCAAAACCTTCACTGTTACCCCCTCGGTACAGCAAAAGCTGGAGTCGCGGATGCAAGAATCCAGCGACTTCCTGTCCCGAATCGGCATGCACGGTGTCGATGAGCTCAAGGGGGAAAAAATCGGCGTAGGTGTGAGCAGCACCATTGCCGGCCGTACCGATACCAGTGGTGACGGTGTCCGCGTTCCTCGCGACGTGTCCGGCCTGGACAAGCAAGGGTACGAGTGCGAGAAGACCGACTTCGATACCGCGATCCGCTACGCACAGCTAGATGCCTGGGCGCGCCACAAGGAATTCCAGACCTTGCTGCGCGACGCCATCCTGCGTCGCCAAGCGCTGGACCGGATCATGATCGGCTTCAACGGTACTTCCGCCGCTCCGACCACTGATCGAGCCGTCAACCAGTTGCTCCAGGACGTCAACATCGGCTGGCTCCAGCAATACCGCAACAATGCCCCAGCTCGCGTGCTCAAGGATGGCAAGGTTGCCGGCAAGATCGTCATCGGTACCGGTGCCGATGCCGACTACAACAACCTCGATGCATTGATTTTCGACGCCATCGCGAACCTGATCGACCCGTGGCACCGTAAGGATCCAGGCATTGTGGTCATCCTGGGCAGCAACCTGGTGCACGACAAGTACTTCCCGTTGGTGAACAAGGAACAGCCGGCGTCCGAGAAGCTGGCAACCGACATGATCCTGTCGCAGAAGCGCATGGGCGGGAAACAGCCGGTGGAAGTGCCCTATGTGCCGGACGGCGCGGCCCTGATCACCAGCCTGGAAAACCTGGCCATTTACTGGCAGATCAGCGGCCGCCGACGCTACACCCAGGAAAACCCAAGCAAGAACCGCATCGAGAACTTCGAGTCCAGCAACGACGCTTACGTCGTCGAGGACTACGGTCTCGGCTGCCTGGTCGAAAACATCGAGCTGGGGGCATAACGCCATGGCCATCAGTCCAGCCAAGCGCCACTTCATCAAGGCGACTGCAGCTTTGGAGGCTGCAGCCACTGCCCCGGCCGCCCTGATGGATGGCCTGAACGGCTACGAAGTGCAGCTCGCGCAGCTTCACCAGGACAAGCTGCGCTTGTCGAATGTCCAGTCCATGGACGGCAAAGCAAAGCTCAAGGCTGCCCTGCTCCCGACCTACGAGCCGTATGTCGCTGGCGTGCTTACCGCTGGGCGTGGTGCTCAAGACGAGGTGCTGACCACCGTTATGGTCTGGCGCTTCGACGCAGGCGACTGGGTTGGCGGCTTGGATATTGCCGAGTACGTGTTGCAGCACGGGCTCAAGCTGCCTGACCGCTTCAACCGAACCGCAGGCTGTACCGTCGCAGAGGAAGTTGCCGAATCGGCACTCAAGGCCCTCAAGACGGGGGAAGAGTTCCCGATCGAGATCCTGACCCGTGCGGCCGAGCTGACCGAGGAGGAGGACATGCCGGACCAGGCCCGCGCCAAGCTCATGCTTGCTCGCGGTCGGGTCACCCTACTGGGCCTCGATGAGGCGAACCCCGGCCAACCAGGCGATGTACAGGAAGGTGTCGACCTCCTGCGGCGCGCAATCAAGCTGCACGACAACTGCGGCGGCAAAAAAGACCTGGAGCGCGCCGAGCGCCTCCTCAAGAAACTCGCTGGCCCTGCCAGCTAACCGAGCGTCCCACGCAACCCGGCGGCTCGGGGTGGATCAGCGGCTTTCTCCTTGGCCCAGCTGTGAAGCTCCGACCACCGCCGACTTATTCCGAGCACCGCGATCATGAGTGGATTCATTCCTGGCGGCCTACCGCCCAGTCCTCCCGTACCCGGCGTGCACATCAATAGCGAGGCCTTCTGGCCCTCGATCGACCTGGACAAGCTGCGCGAGACCCTGCGAATCGACTCCAGCGTCACCTCCGCCCGGCTCGAAACCGCCATCATCGCGGCTGTCATCAGCGTCAACCGAGACCTGGCTGAATGGCGTGCGACCCAACAGGCCGCGGGCTACATCTCGCTTGAGGCAGTTCCAAGCGAAAAGATCCAGGACCAGTCCCAGCTGGTTTACCTCTACAAGCGAGCCGTCGAGTGCGCGGCCGGCGCCGAGGTCTGTGAGCGGTACCGAGGCTATGACACCACCGCCAGCGGCAATAAAAAGGCCGAAGAGACTGAACCCACGATCGATGACTACCGCCGCGACCAGCGCTGGGCCGTCCGGGACATCCTGGGTACCTCTCGCACCACCGTGGAGCTGTTGTGATGGCCAGCATGATTATCGACTGGAACGAGCTGTCCCGCCGTGGGCTCCTGGTTCGAATCAATCGCGAGATCCTCCATCCGATGGGCCTAGCGGTATGCCGCGATCCAGAAACAGGCCTATCGCCTGGCGCAGTCGTGAGCGATGACGGGCCCTTCGCGTACGCCGAAGACGCAGGCCAATCGCCACACGGAAACGACTTATCGAAGGGCGAAAAGCGATGACAGCCCAGCTCCGCACCCAGCAAAACGACACCGTCGACGCCCTGTGCTGGCGGCATTACGGCCGTACTGCGGGGGTCGTTGAATCCGTTCTCGACGCCAACCCAGGTCTGGCCGATCGCGGCGCGGTTTTGCAGGCCGGCGTGCTGGTCAACCTGCCCGAAATCCAAACCTCTGCGCCTGAGCGCCAGATGGTGAACCTGTGGGAGTGATTGCCCATGACCAAAACCACCCGAAACCATGGAAGGACTCCCATGCCTGACCGTCCTGAAACCTGGGCCTTCCTGGCCACCTGGCTCGAAAACAACTGGCCCGGGCTGTACGCCGGCCTACTGGCCGCCCTCATTGCCGCGCTGCGGGTTGTCTACGGCGGCGGGAAGCTCCGTCAATTGGTCATCGAAGCACCGCTGTGCGGGTTCGTTGCCCTCTCGGCCAGCCACGGCCTGTCGCTGATCGGCATCCCACTGACCGCTGCGCCCTTCTTCGGAGGCCTGATCGGCCTGCTGGGCATTGAGTTTGTCCGGGCGGCCGCGAAGAAAACCTTCACTCGTAAGGAGGGGACACTGTGATCCTTCGCCATGGTGACCGCTCCCAGGCGGTGCGCGACCTTCAGCGCAAACTCATTGACCGTGGCGCCAAGATCGGCGCCGACGGCGTGTACGGTGACGCCACCGAGGCCGCTGTCCGCACCTACCAGCATCAGGCAGGCCTGGTCGCGGACGGCATCGCCGGCCCTAAAACCCTAGCCAGCCTGCAGGGCGCCGATTGCGCTCACCTGTTGCAAAACGCCGACCTGGTGCGGGCCGCCGACCGCCTGGGCGTTCCCCTGGCGGCCGTATACGCGTTCAATGAAGTCGAGTCCAAGGGGCGAGGCTTCCTGGATAACGGCAAGCCGGTGATCCTGTACGAGCGACACATCATGTACCTCCGCCTGCAAAAGATTCGCCGGCCCTGCGATGACCAGGGCGACCTGGAGCAGATGACCGACCAACTTCGGCAGCGCGCCGACGAGCTGGCCAAGCAGTTCCCCGCCTTGGTGAACACCAAGTTCGGCGGCTATATCGGCGGTACTGCGGAACACCAGCGCCTGGCCCAGGCCCGGATGATTGACGAGCCGGCCGCCCTGGAATCCTGCAGCTGGGGAGCCTTCCAGGTGATGGGCTTCCACTGGGAGCGCCTGGGCTATCCCAGCGTCCAGACCTTCGTCGAGGCTATGTGCCGCAGCGAATCGGACCAACTGGAGGCCTTCGTCCGCTACATCGAGGCCGACCCTACCCTGCTCAAGGCCCTCAAGTCGCTCAAGTGGGCCAAGGTGGCCGAGCTGTACAACGGCCCGGACTACAAGCGGAACCTTTACGACGTGAAGCTGCAACGCGCCTTTGAGCGGCACCAGGACTGCGGCTGCGGACAGGAGGCTGCCTGATGGACCTGCGCGACGGGTTGCTGGCCGGCGCTTTGCTCGCCGCAGTGTCGGCCGGGCTGTGGGGTTGGGGTCAACAGGTCCTGCTCGGGGCTGAGAAGACCAAGACCAAGGGCCTGGAAGGCCAGCTCACAACCGCTCAGGACGAGGCCCGCCGCAACCTGGCCACCGCCACCGAATTGAAATCCACCCTGGAGCGCGAGCGCGACGACCAAGCCCAACTCCTGAAGATCCAGGGCGAGTTGCGCCAGGGCTTGGCCACCCGTCAACGCACAATCGAGGCACTCAAGCATGAAAATGACCAACTTCGGGACTGGGCTCGCCAGCTTCTGCCTGATGCTGCTCGCCGGCTGCGGGAGCGTCCCGCCCTCACCGGCGCTGACGCTTACCGTCAATGGCTGTCCGGTGGTGGTCCCTTGCATCCTGCCGGCGACGGCGCCGAGGGCCAACGGGGATCTGCTCAATGACCAGGACATTGTCGAACTGGCCTGGGCCGAGTGTGCCGCCCAAGTCGACCGTGTTTATCAGCACCAGGTGAACCATGAACAAGCCCAATAGCCTCCGAGACCACCTGCTCGCGGCCGTCCCAGGTCTCAAGCCGAACCCAGACGCGCTGCTGATGTTTATCGACGCCGGCAAGGTGCGCTGCACGGCGGCCCCGACCCTGTCGTTCGAGTACAGCTACACGCTGCAGATCATCCTGACCGACTTCGCGGGCCACCCCGACAGCGTGATGCTTCCGATTCTGGGCTGGCTACGGGTCAACCAGTCGGAACTGTTGGTGAACCTGGAAAAGGCCGCCAACAGCGTCAAGTTCGAGGTCGACCTCATTGACCGGAGCAAGGTAGACATGAGCATTACCCTGCCGCTGACCGAACGTGTCGTTGTGAAACGCATGGATGACGGCTCCTATGACGTCACCCACCCGGGCGAACCGCAGTACGAGCCGTACCAGGATTACGGCGAGGTGACCATCTTCGCGGATGGCCAGCCGCTGGCCTCTTGGCAGCCGCCGCCGGCACCGGAGGGCATGGCATTGTCGGTACCGCACCCAAGGCGGCCAGACCATGGCTGATCTCGAAGCCCTGGAGGGCTGGGTAAGTCCGCTCCTACAGCGCATCGAGCCAGCTGAACGCTCCAAGCTGGCCCGCTCGATCGCCCAACAACTCAGGCGCAGCCAGAACCAGCGTATTGCAGCGCAACAGAACCCGGATGGCTCGGCGTATGCGCCCCGCAAACCGCGACAACTGCGCGGGAAACAAGGCCGGATCCGGGCCAAGGTCAAGATGTTCCAGAAGCTGCGAACCGCGACCTTCATGAAGGCCCGTGGCGACGCCTCGGCGGCCACCGTGGGTTTCACCGGCCGGATCGCCAGGATTGCACGGGTACACCAGGAAGGCCTGCGCGATCGAGCGGCCCGCAACGCGCCGACCGTTCAGTACGACGAGCGCGAGCTGCTCGGCCTCACGGATGTCGAACTCGATCAGGTCCGTGACACCTTACTTGCCCACCTGACCCTGTAGCGCCCCGCCATACAAGGCCCCGGTGATGCGCGCACGCGTAGGCGGCGCGACCATCGCCGGCATGAACAGCCTCGCCGAACTTGCCCGCCTCATCGAAAACCTCGTCCGCTTTGGCACCATTGCCGAGGTGCAGCACAAGCCGCCTCGCGTGCGGGTGCGCACTGGCGAGTTGCTGACCACCTGGTTGCCGTGGCTCGCAATCCGCGCCGGCGCCAATCGAGAGTGGGACCCACCCACTGTCGACGAGCAGGTCATCCTGCTTTCGCCAAGTGGCCAGCTTGCCAATGGCGTGGCAATCACCGGGCTTTTCAGCGACCTCATTCCGGCCAATGGCGACCGCCCCGGCCTGCACCGTCGCACCTATGCCGACGGCGCCGTAATCGAGTACGACAGCGAGGCTCACCACCTGAACGCCACGCTTCCTGCCGAGGGCACCACCAACCTGATAAGCAAGGGCGGGATCCGGATCGAGGGCCCCATCACCCACATCGGCGACTACAACCAAACCGGCAAGATGACCGTCTCCATCGACGTCGTCGCGGCCGGCATCAGCCTGGTGACCCACAAGCACGGCGGCGTCATGTCGGGGCCGGGCACTACCGGAGTACCCGTGAAATGAACCGTCTGAACGGGTCGACCATCACTGCGATGGAGCACATCAAGCAGTCGATCGAAGACATCCTCACTACGCGCCTGGGCACGCGGATTGCGCGCCGCGAATACGGCAGCCTCCTGCCTGAGCTGATCGATCATCCTCAGAACGACGCCACACGCCTGCGCCTTTACGCCGCCACCGCCATGGCCCTGATGCGCTGGGAACCCCGCATCCGACTATCCCAGGTGCAAATGGCCACCGTTGGCCTGAGTGGCCGAGCAGAGCTGGAACTCACCGGGGCCCTGGTCGACAACAACGAACCGTTCAGCATGCGCATGCCGCTGCAATTCGGAGGTGCCGTATGAATACCTTCACCCCCATCGACCTGAGCCAACTGCCGGCGCCCGACGTTGTCGAGCAAATCAGCTACGAGCAGATCCTTGCCGACCGAAAGGCCAAGGCCATCAGCCTGTGGCCTGCCGAGGAGCAAGCAGAGATCGCCGGGCGCTTGGCGCTGGAGTCCGAGCCGCTGACCAAGCTGCTGCAAGAAAACGCCTATCGGGAAATGATATGGCGTCAGCGCGTCAACGAGGCGTCCCTCGCAACGCTGCTGGCCTACGCCAAGGGCAATGACCTGGACCAGGTCGCCGCCAACGTCAACGTGAAACGCCTGGTGGTGCAAGTCGCCAACCTACAGGCCATTCCCCCTGTGCCCCTGGTCATGGAGAATGACGATGCCCTGCGCGAGCGCGCCCAGATGGCATTTGAAGGGCTGAGTACGGCTGGCCCCCGCAACGCCTATATTTTCCACGCCCGATCTGCAAATGGCCGGGTAGCGGATGCATCAGCTGATAGCCCTTCTCCAGCCGTGGCGGTGGTCACTATCCAGGCCATTGAAGGGGATGGCAGCGCTGATGAAGCTCTGCTGGCCCAGGTACGCGCTCACCTGAATGACGAAGACCGTCGCCCAGTAGCCGACCGACTGATTGTCCAGGGCGCCCAGGTCCTGCCCTTTCAAGTGGTCGCCCAACTCTTCCTGCTGAGCCAGGGCCCTGAAGTTGAGCCGATCCTTGATGCGGCCCAGAAAAAGCTAGCGACCTATGTCAATCAGCGCCGACGCCTCGGCATGCAGGTATCCGAATCCGCCATCCACGCGGCGCTGCATGTCGAGGGTGTCCGAAAGGTGGTACTGACGGGGTGGACTGACATCAACGCCAGCCTGTCCCAAGCTCCCTACTGCACGGCGATCACCTTAACTGAAGGTGTTGACCCGTGAGCATGCTCCCAGGGAACAGCACCCCTCTAGAGCGACAGGCCGCCGAGGCCCTGGCCCAGATTCAGCGGGTGCCGATTCCAATCCGTGACTTGCTCAGTCCTGAGCGTTGTCCTGTGCCGCTGCTGCCTTACTTGGCCTGGGCTTTCAGCGTCGATCGCTGGGACGGGAGTTGGCCAGAGTCCGCCAAGCGCCGGGCAATTCGCTCCTCATTTTTCATTCACTCGCGCAAGGGCACGATCGGAGCTCTACGACGCGTGGTGGAACCGCTGGGCTACCTGATCGAGGTGGTGGAGTGGTTCGACACCCTTCCCGAAGGCGAGCCCGGCACGTTCGCGCTGAAGATCGGGGTACTGGAAACAGGTATCACCGAGGAGATGTACCAGGAACTGACCTGGCTGATCGATGACGCAAAACCGCTTACCCGTCACCTCACTGGACTGGTCATCAGTCTGGAAACCAGCGGCCAGTTCTACCTGGGCGCTTCGATCCAGGAAGGGGACATCCTGGACGTTTACCCACCTTCGCAACGCGACATCGTGGTCACTGCGGTGATCGCCCGCGGTGGTCGCGAAACCACAATCGACACAATGGATATTGCACATGGTTGACCAGAACTCGCAGTTTTACGCGATCCTTACCAATGTGGGCGCGGCCAAGCAAGCCAACGCTGATGCCTTGGGCATCGCTTGGAAAATTACCCAAATGGGCGTTGGCGATGCCAACGGCACCGATCCGACCCCGAATGCCACGCAGACTAGCTTGATCAACGAGTGGCGCCGGGCGCCGCTCAATCAGCTGAAAGTCGACGACAACGACGCCTCGATCATCGTGGCTGAGCAGGTCATACCAGCCGACATTGGCGGTAAGTGGATTCGTGAGATCGGCCTGTACGACGCGGACGGCGACCTGGTGGCGGTGGCCAACTGCGCGCCGACGTACAAGCCGGTGCTGTCGCAGGGATCGGGCCGCACACAGGTGCTGCGTATGAGCCTGGTGGTCAGCAACGTCGCCAACGTACAGCTCAAGATCGACCCCAGTGTGGTGCTGGCTACCCGCGAATGGGTCACCGAGGAGCTGGCCCGGCAGGACTTCAAGCATTCGGTACAGGTGGCCACCACGGCCAACATCGCCCTGAGCGGCCTGCAGACCATTGATGGTGTGGCGTTGACGGCCGGCGCGCGGGTGCTGGTGAAGAACCAGACGGCAGCCAAGGATAACGGCATTTACGACGTTGTATCAGGCGGCCCTTGGACGCGTAGTGCCGATGCCAACAGCAGCGCCAAGGTTACCCCCGGCCTGCTGGTCCTGGTCGAGAAGGGCACGGCCAATAGCGACAGCGCTTGGCAGTTGGTTACCGACTCGCCTATCAGCCTGGGTGTAACGGCGCTGTCGTTCGAAATGGCGTTTGGTCGCACAGGCGTGACTGCCGGCACTTACCGTAGCGTACAGGTCGACAAGTCCGGCCGAGTCGTGGCGGCGACCAACCCGACCACGGTGGCGGGCTACGGCATCACCGACGTTTACACCAAGTCGGAGACGTACACCAAGACCGAGACCGACCAGGCAATCTCGACGGCCGTTGGTGCGGCGGTCCAGGGGTTGGTCGCCTCGGCACCGGGTGCGCTGGATACCCTGGACGAGCTGGCTGCAGCTCTGGGCGACGACGCCAACTTTTCCGCCACCATGGTCAACAAGTTGGCCGAAAAGGCGCCGCTGGCCTCGCCGAAGTTCACCGGTGCGCCAGAAGTACCTACCCCGGCAGCCGGCAGCACCGGCTTGCAGGCGGCCAACATGTCGGCGCTGGCCACGGCGGTAGCGGCGGCGTCGCGCTCGTTCCGCTCGGCAGTGATCGGGATTTCAACGAACCTGACGTTGACGGCTTCGCAGGCAGGCAACGCGCTGCAATTCAACACCGGCCCGGTCACCGTAACCCTGCCGGCCGTCGCCGATGTGGGCAACGGTGCGTCCTTCATGTTCCGTAACCCGTCTTCGACCGCCACGCAGACGCTTAAGGTGGCGTCTTCGGGGACGCTGGTCGACGCAGGTAATACGGTTACTTCGGTTGAGGTGAAACCGTTTGAGTTCTTTGAAGTGGTCGCCTCGGGAGCCTCCTGGTTCGTGTTCGGGCGCGGCAAGCTCAAAGAGGTCGCTGAGCTTGATTCGCCTGTATTCACCGGCGACCCACGGGTGCCAACCCCAGCGCTCGACAACAACAGTAAGAGTGCGGCGAATACCGAGTTTGTAAAGCTGTTGATCAAGGCTTACGGCCTGGGAGAGCGTTACGCGGGCGTCATCACTGACATAGACGACCCCGCTTTGGGCAATGGTTGGTACGCGGTGACCCTGGCGACAACTGGAGGGGTCAAGCCGCCGGGGCAAACCTGGGGTACCGTATTCGTTGCTGGTCGCAGTAACACTACTGGCACCACTGGCCGTGTTATGCAGACGTTCTTTGCAACGGACTCGGCAACGACCCGGCAGATGTTCCGCACCTATTTCAATGGCAGCTGGACGGCATGGGAAGAAGTTTCCACGCTCACGGCCGTGCAGAACGCATTGCAAGCCGCTGGACTTGGCGTCACCGGTACGCCGCCGACTCTGGCCGATATGGATTCGTCTACAACGCCAAGCGGGTTTTATCGCGTCTCGGTGCCTGCAGGTACATTGCCTGCAGGTGTGTCGCGTTATGGCACGGTGGTTGTTGAGCGGTACACGGCGGCGAACATTCGCCAAACCTTCAGTCCCGTAGGTGGCGGTGAGGGCCGAGAGTTTTCGCGGACCCTGGGTGCGGCCGGGGCGTGGCTAGCCTGGGAGGAGTCGGCCAGAGTGGCCAGTCCCACCTTCTCAGGCGACGTTGGCGTGCCCACGCGGGCCACCGCAGACCGTTCCGCCAATGCGGCAAGCACGCAGTTTGTAGCTAATCTGCTTGCTTCGCTGGGATTGGGAACATCAGACCTTGCTGATCTGCCGAATGGCGTGGACCTGAATACGCTCAATGTGGGCGGCTCATATCAGGTCAGTGCCGTGGTCAATCCGCCGCCAGGCTACACCGGTGGGATCTTATTCGTTGTCGGTACCAATGCGCAGAACTACACGCACCAGTTGATGTTCCCCCAGGCGGCCAACAAGATGTTTCATCGTTGCTCTACTGGGGCAACTAATGGCGTGGTGAACTGGAAAGAGTGGGAAGAAGTCGCTGACCTGACGACGGTCAACGCGCTGCTGGCTGCTGTTGGCCTGGGGGTGACGCGATTAGATGCCATTGCCACCGTTGATGACGTCACGCTCAAGAATGGGATGTATGCGGTAGGCAACACCACGCTGGGCGTGAAGCCGGCCAACCAGACTTATGGTCTGCTGGAGGTGAAGGGTCGAATCAACAGCGCGACCAGTACGCGCGTTACGCAAGCTTTCCACTTTACCGAGGGTTTAGTTGCTCGGACGTTCGAGCGAACGGCTTACAACAACGAGTGGGGGGTATGGCGTGAGAGTGCCTTTACTGACGGTCCCACCTTTACGGGTGAGGTGGTCGTAAAAGGTGGCAACGTTCAGCGCTATATCAACCAAGTGGAAACCTATGGGCTTATCAGTCGGGTCGACAACACCAGTTACTACCTGTTGGTAACCGACGCCGGGAACCCAACTGGCGGCTACAACGCCTTGCGGCCTTTGCAGCTGGATTTTGCAACAGGCCTGGTCCGGTTCAATCATGGCATCACAGTCGCGGCGCCGCCTGATGACGACAACAGCACTCGTGGAGTTAGTAGCGCCTGGGTCAAAAAGAAAGTCGACATGGCTGCCCCGCCAGGGCAGGTGGGGCATTTCGCCCTCAGTGCGCCGCCTGCAGGCTGGCTCAAGCGAAACGGGGCAGCGGTATCGCGCACGGCCTATGCGGCGCTGTTTGCGGCTATCGGGACGACGTTCGGCCCTGGCGACGGCTCGACCACCTTCAATCTGCCGGATGACCGTGAGCTGATCGACCGCGCGTGGACTGACGGCCTCAACTCGGCCGACGCGGGGCGAGCGCTGTTTTCGGCTCAGAGCGGTCAGATCGAGTCGCACGACCACACAGGTACTGCGAGCACCACCGGCTCACACTCGCACACCGTGACCATGACGCGAGAGCGGGTATTGGCGGACTTCACCACCACTGGCGGAAACGCAGTCTATGGGGACCAGCAAAGTGATGGGACGCAAACGCTCACCAGTGGCACATCCGGCAGCCACACCCACACCTTGACCATCAATGCCAGCGGCGGCAACGAGACCCGCATGGCCAACCGGGCCTATCTGGCCTGCATCAAGTATTGAGGTAAACCATGACTGATGTTCTTGACGATCTAATCGAGGCGCTGGCACCGCTGGAGCAGGCCGAGGTGCTGCCCTGGTGGCAGCAGCCAGGCATCGAGCCGCCACTGATGTGCAACGTGCATCGCGGTACTGGCGAGTTCCTGTGCGTTACCCAGGCCGACCCCAGCCCGCTGGAGCCTGGTGTATGGCTGTTCCCCGCGTACAGCTACCAGATCGAACCGCCCGAACTGGAGGCGGGTACCGCCGCACTGATCAATCGTGACAGTAACGGCTGGGAAGTGGTCACCGACCATCGCGGCGCCACGGTGTACAGCACCGACACCGGCGCACCGCGCTTGTGGCAAGCCCTGGGCGATCTGCCCGAGGGCTACACGCTGCAGGCACCGGCGAGCGAGTTCGACACTTGGGAGGACGAGCAATGGGTGCCGGACGAGGCGGCCATGGCGGAAGCGGCGCGCCAGGTGGCGTACCGCAAGCAGGTGCTGGCCAACCAGTACGCCACCGCGCGCATCAGCACGCTGCAGGATGCCGTCGACCTCAATATGGCCAGCGAAGCCGAGGCGGCCGCGCTCACCGCCTGGAAGGTGTACCGCGTCGAGCTGAGCCGCTTGGATATCACCGCCACCGCGCCGGAAGCCGAAGATTGGCCAATCAGCCCCAATGACGCTGCATTGAACATCTGGTTGGAGTCTCAGGCCCACGCCTGACGAGAAATCGGCCTGTCACGGCCGCTTTTACAAGCCCAGCAGCTCGCTCAAGCATCGCGCGCGCGGCAGCCTGTGCAGTGTCATCCACCTGCACAGGCACACACCATGGCCGACGAATACCATCACGGCGTCCGGGTCCTCGAAATCAGCGAGGGCACCCGCCCAACCCGAACCGTTTCCACTGCCGTCGTCGGCATGGTCTGCACTGCAGACGACGCAGACGCCACGGTTTTCCCGCTCGATACTCCTGTCCTGCTGACCAACGTACAGGCTGCCATCGGCAAAGCCGGTACCACCGGCACCCTGGCCGCAAGTCTGCAGGCGATCGCCGACCAGACCAAGCCCGTGACTGTCGTGGTGCGGGTGGCAACCGGTGCGACCCCCGAGGAAACCACCAGCAACCTGATCGGCACCACCACCGAAACCGGCAAATACACTGGCATGAAGGCGCTGCTGGCGGCCAAGACCCGGCTCAAGGTCACCCCACGCATTCTGGGCGTGCCAGGCCTCGACTCCCTGCCGGTGGCCACCGCCCTGGTCTCGATCGGCCAGCAGCTGCGCGCTTTCGTCTACGTTGCAGGCTCGGGCTGCAAGACCAAGGAAGAAGCCGTCGCCTACCGCGAGAACTTCGGTGCCCGTGAAGTCATGGTCATCTGGCCGGACTTCGAACAGTGGAGCACCGTCAGCAACGGCAGCGTCCCGGCGCCGGCAGTCGCCCGTGCCCTGGGCCTGCGCGCCAAGATCGACCAGGAGATCGGCTGGCACAAAACCATCTCCAACGTTCCGGTCAACGGCGTAACCGGCATCACCGCCGATGTGTTCTGGGACCTGCAGAACCCGGCAACCGACGCGAACTACCTCAACAGCAATGAGGTAACCACCCTCATCAATGCCGACGGCTTCCGCTTCTGGGGCTCGCGCACCTGCACCGAAGATCCCCTGTTCGCGTTCGAGAACTACACCCGAACTGCCCAGGTCCTGGCCGACACCATGGCCGAGGCGCACATGTGGGCGATCGACAAGCCGATGCACCCTTCCCTGATCCGGGACATGCTGGAAGGCATCAACGCCAAGTTCCGCGAGTTTGTCGCCGGTGGCTACCTGATCGGCGGCAGCGCCTGGTACGACGAGCAGGCCAACACCGAGACAACCCTCAAGGCCGGGAAGCTCTTCATCGACTACGACTACACGCCTGTGCCGCCGCTGGAAGACCTCTCGCTGCGCCAGCGCATCACCGACCGCTACCTGGCTGACTTCGCCAGCCGCATCAACAGCTGACGGAGACCATACCCATGGCCATGCCACGCAAGCTCAAGAACCTCAACCTGTTCAACGATGGCGGCAGCTATCTCGGCGTCTGTAAGACCGTCACCCTGCCCCCGCTCAGCCGCAAGATGGAAGGCTATCGCGGCGGCGGCATGAACGGCCCGGTCAAGGCAGACCTGGGCTGGAGCGATGACGGCATCCAGCTGGAATGGAAGCTCGGCGGCTTTGACGACCAGGTCATTCGCCAGTTCGGCGCCATCAAGGCCGATGGCGTGCTGCTGCGCTACACCGGCACCTACCAGCAGGACGATACCGGCGTGCACACCGCCGTCGAGATCGTTGTCCGCGGCCGTCACGAAACCATCGAGGCAGGCGAAGCCCAGGCCGGTGAAGACACCGAGAAGAGCGTCACCACCACCTGCAGCTACTACAAGCTGACGGTCGACGGCGAAGTCCTGGTGGAGGTCGACCTCCTGAACTTCATCGAAATCATCGACGGCGTCGACATGCTCGCCGAACAACGCAGAAACCTGGGCATCTGACCGCGCCCCCTCACTGAATATCTGGAGCCACCATGAGCACTACCGAAGCCAACACCGTCGCAGCTACCGCCGAAGCCAAACAGCTGAACGACAACCAGGTCGAGCTGGACACCCCGATCCAGCGCGGCAAAACCGAAATTGGCGTCATCACGCTGCGCAAGCCCACCGCCGGCGAGCTGCGCGGTATCCACCTGTCCGAGCTGCTGCAGATGGATGTGGCGAGCCTGATCAAGCTGATCCCACGCATCAGCGAGCTCAATGAGTACGAGGCCAGCCGCCTGGACCCAGCCGACCTGGTCGCTGTGGGCGTGAAAGTGTCCGGTTTTTTGCTGCAGAAGCGGATGAAGACGGACGCGTCCCTCGTTGCGTAGAAGATGCCATGGCCGATGTGGCCGTGGTTTTCCACTGGACGCCGAGCGACATGGACGGGCTCGGCGTGAAGGACCTGATGGACTGGCGCGAGCGGGCGCGGTTAAGGAGTAGCAACAATGGCCAATGACCTGCGCCTAGAAGTGGTGCTGAGCGCGATCAACAAAGCCACCGCGCCGCTTCGCCAGATCAGCCAGGGCAGCCAAGAGACCGCGCAAGCGCTCAAGGCTGCCCGGGACAGCCTCAAGGAACTGAACGCCCAGCAGAAGGATGTGAGTGCTTGGCGTTCCCAGATGGCCGAAGCCCGCAAGACCGCCGAAGCCCTGAACGCGACCAAGAGCCGTGTCCAGGAGCTGGCCGGCGCGCTGCGTGACCAGGAGCGTGCAGTCCAGCCGCTCCAGGCCAGCTATGACAAGCTCCAGGGCGAAACCTCTGCCCTGAACGATCGCCACAAATCCCTTACCGCGCAGCTGAAGCAAACCCGCGAACAGGCGCGAGCGGCCAACCAGGTATGGCAAGAAAACCGCAAGCGCATCAGGGACCTGGGCGAGCAAATCGGCAGGACCAACCAGCCAACAGAGCAACTGCGCAACGAATATGCGGCCCTTGTTACCCAGCAGCAGGCACAATTGACGCTGGTGCGCCAGCTCAGCGGTAGCCAGAAGGAACTACAGCAGCAACACCGTGCCAGCGCGGCCGAGGCCCGTGAGCATCGCGAGCGCCTGTCGGCGCTTGGCAACCAACTGCAGGAAGCCCGTGCACCGATGCAGGGGCTCAACCAGGAGTTCCGCACCGCCCTGCGCGAGGCTCGGGCCCTGAAATCCCAGCATGCCTCACAAGAGCAGGGCCTCCAGGCTCTGCGCACCAAACTGTCGGCCGCTGGGATCAGTACTCGCGACCTGGCAAGCCATGAGCGCAAGCTGCGAGACCAGATCAGCGCCACCAACGAAGCCATCAGCGCCCAGACCAAGCGTATGGACCAGCTGGCGGCCAAGCAGGCGAAGCTGGCCAAGGCCCGTAGCGAGTTGGAAAAAGCACAACGCCTGGGAGCGAGCATGGCCGGTACCGGCGCGGCCGGCCTGGCCACCGGTTACGCCGCAGCACAGCCGGTGAAGGCTGCGATTCAAGCCTTTGCACCCAACGAGGATTCGGCCACACAGCTGAAGGTCTCGATGATGGGCAGCAACGGCCAGGTGGCCGAAGACTTCCAGAAGATCACCGACCTCGCCACACGCCTGGGCGATCGCCTGCCCGGCACCACTGCCGACTTCCAGAACATGATGACCATGCTGCGCCGGCAGGGCCTGAGCGCACAGAGCATCCTTGGCGGTACCGGTGAAGCGGCCGCCTACCTGGGCGTACAGTTGAAGATGCCGGTGGAGGAATCGGCTGAGTTCGCGGCGAAGATGCAGGACGCTACACGCACATCTGAAAAAGACATGATGGCGTTGATGGACACCATTCAGCGCGGGTTCTATGCCGGCGTTGACCCAGGCAACATGTTGCAAGGCTTCAGCAAAATCGCGCCGGTAATGGACGTCATCAAGAAAACCGGCATCGAAGCGGCCAAAGAGCTTGGGCCTTTGCTTATCATGATGGACCAGGCCGGTATGGAGGGCGGTGCTGCCGGTAACGCCTACCGCAAGATCTTCCAGGCAGGTCTGGACAAGGGTGGGGTCGAGGATGTCAACGACTCGACAGCGCTGAAAAGCCGAGGAATCAAACTCAACTTCACAAACGACGATGGCAACTTCGCGGGTCTGGAGAACCTCTACAAGCAGATCGAGAAGCTCAAAGTACTCAACGACGAAGACCGTACAGCGACGATCAAGTCGCTGTTCGGCGACGACGCCGAGACCGTGGCCGTCCTCAACACCATGATGAACAAGGGCCTGGCCGGGTATCAGGAGGTGCAGCAAAAGCTCCAGGACCAGGCCGACTTGCGTACTCGCGTCAACGAGCAACTGGGAACGCTGAGTAACATCATGGAAGCGGCCGAGGGCAGCTTCACCAACGCCATGGCCGAGTTTGGTGCGGCAATCGCTCCAGAACTCAAGGGTCTGATCTCTACTCTGGGTGAAATGGCAGCCAGCGTCGGCGCCTGGGCCCGAGAGAACCCTGGGCTGGCGGGCGGCCTGGTCAAGGTTGTTGCGGCCGTCGCGGTGCTCGCCGCAGCCTTCGGGGCCCTGGCGATCACCATGGCCAGCCTGCTCGGCCCCTTCGCCATGGTGCGCTATGGCATGACGCTGTTCAGCGTGAAGGGCGCCGGCGTACTGCCGGTGGTCGGGAAGCTGGCCAGTGTGCTCGGCGGCGGGCTGCTGACGGCAATTCGCACTGTCAGCATCGCCTTGTGGGGCTTGGCCATGAACCCTGTAGCGCTGGCCATTGCTGCTGTCGTCGCAGTTTTAGCCGGCGGTGCGTACCTGCTCTATCAAAACTGGGACCAGGTCAAAGCGTATTTCGCCAATTCCTGGGCCGAAATTCGCGCGGGCTTCAGTGCTGGCATCGGCGGCATTCTCACCGTTCTGGCCAACTTCAGCCCGATCGGCCTGATCTACCAGGCCTTCGCGGGAGTGTTGAACTACCTTGGCATCGAACTGCCGACCCGCTTCACCGAGTTCGGCAGCATGATCGTCAACGGTCTGGTTAATGGCCTGTTGGCAGGCCTGGGGCAGATCAAGAACGCCATTGGCAATCTCGGAGATTCAGCCATTGGCTGGTTCAAAGAGAAGCTCGGCATCCACAGCCCGTCACGGGTGTTTGCCGAGCTGGGTGGCTTCACGACCGAGGGCCTGGCCGTCGGCGTCAATGCCGGCGCGAAAGCTCCGCTCGATGCCGTCGCTCGCATGGGGCAAGACCTGACGAAGGCCGGTCAGTTCGATCTGCAGGCCAACGCGCCAGAAGTCGCGGCGAGTAAGGGCCTGGTTACCAACGCAAGCAGTTTAGGCGCGCAGTTGGCCCAAGCCGGGACGCTGGACAAAAACTTTGCGACGGCAGGCGTTGATCAGGCGATTCCCGCGAACATTGCCGAGCTGAATAGCCAGTTGGCCAAGGTCGGGCGCCTGGACATCCAAGGTGCGGTGCCACCGGCCGGATCGGGCCAGCAGCGCCCTGCCGAAGTGCTCAGCCTGAGCAAACAATTGGCCAAGGTCGCACCGCAAGAGGTCCTGGCGTCGGCTCCTCAAGTCGACGCCGGCCGGCCGGCTGCTGAGGTCATCAGCCTGAGCAAGCAGCTGGCCAACATCACAGCGCCTGACGTCCAGGCATTGGTGCCGAAGATCGACGCCAGCCGACCAGCCGCCGAGGTGGTCAGCCTGAGCAAGCAGTTGGCCAACATCGCAGCGCCTGACGTCCAGTCATTGGTACCACGGGTCGACGCCAACCGACCGACCGCCGAGGTCATCAGCCTGAGCAAGCAGCTGGCCAACATGGGCCAACGGGATCTGCAGACTGTTGCTCCGCAGCTCGGTACCGGCCAATCCCTGGCGGCGAACGCTGCACCAGGTATCACCCTGGACAGCCGGCCTCCTATCGCGGGCGCTGCGCCCAGCATCAGCGACAGCCACGACGTCATCACCATCAACATTCACCCGGCACCTGGAATGGACCCACAAGCCATTGCCCGTGCTGTCAGCGCAGAACTGGATCGCCGCAACAGCGAGAAATCTGCCCGTCAGCGCAGCCGCCTTTCAGACCAGGAGTAACCCACCATGATGCTCGCCCTGGGCATGTTCGTATTCAGCCTGCACACCCTGGCCTACCAGGAAATGCAGCGACAAACCGATTGGCGACACGCTGCGAACAACCGTGTCGGAGCGCAACCGGCACGGCAGTTCCTCGGCCGCGGCGAAGATGCCATTACGCTTCCAGGATTGCTGCTGCCCGAGCTGGCGGGCACTACCGTCAGCCTTGATGCCTTGCGCCAGATGGCCGACACGGGCAAGGCCTGGCCGCTGGTTGAAGGAACGGGCCGATTGCTCGGCCTATGGGTGATCGAAAGCCTGAGCGATAACCGAACCATCTTCTTCCGAGACGGCGCTGCACGGCGCATCGACTTCACCATCAGCCTCAAGCGCATCGATGACGGTCGCATCGACCTGCTCGGTTCCGGATTGAGCGGTGGCCTGAACATTCTGCGAGGCCTGATGTGATTGACGCGGCTATTTCGAAGGTCACCGGCTACCTACGCGATGCCATTGATGGATTGCAGCGAGACGCTGCCTATCCGGTACCGGCGTTTCGCATCACCGTGGACGGGAACGATATCGCCATGCGAATCGCGCCACGCCTAATGAGCCTGCAATTGACCGACAACCGGGGGCTGGAAGCGGATCAGCTGAGCATTACGCTCAGCGACCACGACGGCCTGCTGACAATCCCGCCCCGTGGGGCCGTGATACGCCTCTGGCTCGGCTGGAGCGACACAGGCCTTGTCGACAAGGGCAGCTACATCGTCGATGAAACAGAGCACAGTGGCGCGCCAGACGTTCTGAGCATCCGCGCCCGATCGGCGGATCTGCGCAAGGGCCTCAAGACCAAGCGCGAGCGCAGCTGGAGCACCACAACGCTCGGCAAGGTCCTACGCGACGTTGCCTTGGGCAACGGACTCACCGCGAAAATAGCCGGCACGTTGGACAGCCAAACGATCCACCAACTGGACCAGGCCAACGAGTCCGATGCCAACCTGCTGACCCGTCTCGGCGAGGACTTCGATGCGGTGGCCACCGTGAAAGCGGGTTGCCTGGTATGCATGCCGGCAGGTGGCGGCAAGACCGTCAGCGGCCTGAGCCTGCCACATATCACCCTCACCCGCCGTGACGGCGACCAGCACCGCTTCCTCCAGGCAGATCGCAACAGCTACGACGGAGTGCGAGCCTACTACTACGACGTCAACAGCACGAAAAAGCAGGAAGCGATCGCCGGGGGCGGCGAAAACCTCAAGGACCTGCGGCACACCTATAGCGACCGTCAGTCCGCGTTGCGGGCCGCCAGGGCAGAGCTGAACCGCCTGCAGCGGGGTAGCGCAACGCTCAGCTATACGCTGGCCAAAGGCCTGCCAGACCTGATCCCCGAACTGACGTACACGCTCCAGGGGGTAAAGGTCGAAATTGACGAAATCATCTGGTACGGCGGCAACGTGCAACACAGCCTGACGGACAGTTCCGGTTACACAGTCAGCCTGGAGCTAGAAAGCAAGTTGCCGGAGGACAGCGTTGATGGCCTCCTCGAGGACGGGGTGAAAGGCAAAATCGAATACACCGGCATCATCGCGTTCTACCGAGACACGGCCACTGGGCAAGAGAAGTCAGTCACGGCCGGCGATCAGACCAGGCCGAGACGGCTGCGGCATGTGTACGTGAGCGAGAAGAACGCACGACGGGCCGTTGACCGTGAATGGAAGCGCCTGCAGGCCGAGAAAACTTGATCAGGACACAAAAAACCCGGCGCTAAGCCGGGTTCATCCCTGCTACTGAGATGCGAGCAGTACGTCCAAGAACCGGATAATGTCCTTCCTCCCCTGCTCGTCGAGCTGCCTGAACATCTGCAGGACCATCCGTTCGTACTGGCTAAGTTCGGATTGTTCAAGCACCTTGCTCTGGTTGCTCTGCACCTCTTCCTTCACCGACATGTTTCACTCCACTCCACACGTTCGGGTACCCGGTACCAACATCGGCACCGACCAAAGCACCCGGGGAATGAGCGATTGTCAGCACAGGGAGGCGTGCCACCAGCCCCCAGCAGTAAGTTTTTTGTTGGTATCAGCTATCGCACAGAGCCTGAGCACGCTTCACAAAGTCGCTGTAGTCCATCTTGATCGATGGCACCGACGGATTCGGCTTGGTGATGTCATGGCCGTCAGCCCAGCCCCGGTCCTTTGCGTTGGAACGAGCGCTGCCACTCAGTGCGTAAATCACACCATCTGGAGTCCTGGCCAATGCTTTCGGCGATGGGCCATCGCAAAGCAAATCGATCTGCTCAACTGTGAAAGGCCAAGCATCACCGAAATCCTTACTTGAAACCGTTTCAGTCTTCTCATCCGCGCCACAACCCGCAATAGCGACGACGATTACGGAAATAACCCCTATCAAAATCCCTTTGAACATACCTACTCCTGTTTGATGCTGAAAGCCCGAAGCAGCCGCAGGACCGCCCCTTTATCTTCGGCCCCGAGAGCCCGGACGTGTTGCACCATTTCCAGCTCTTCCGCGGACAAGGTCTTCTCACCGACTGGCAAATGCTGCCCAGTGACGACGTACAGAACATCGACTCCGACTGTGGCAGCAAGATTCAGCAGCAACGAACCGGCCTCCCGAGATCCACTCTCGTAGCTCGCCAACGTGCGTTTCGATACGCCGACAATATTCGCCAATTGTTCTTGATTGAGATTCAGACGCTTGCGTTCGGACTGGAGGCGCGCACCTATTTCCTCTGAAAGATGCACAAACGTTCCCTCTGCCTATTTACAAATGAACAATCGTGCATCATCCTTCGCATACCACTACACGAAATTGCACGATTACGAACTATGCACGCCACCTGTGTACCCGAGCAAGCCTGCAGAGAAGCCCGCAAACGCCTTGAAGAACAGGGCATTTCGGTGAAGGCCTTTGCGCTTCAACACAACCTGCACCCAAGCACTGTTTACGCCGTGCTAACAGGCCAGAAAAAGTGCCTCCGAGGAGAGGCGCACCGCGCAGCTGTGCTGCTCGGCATCAAACCCGGACCTGAAAATTAAGCTCCCTGGCTCAAGGAGGAAACCAGAACATGAAGCGCCCAGTTCTAGAAACCCTGCGCCAGGTGGTGAGTGCCGTGGTCTGCGCCTATCCAGGTGGCCGCGAATGCGCTGCACCCCGCCTTGGCTATGAGCTGAAGCAGTTCGACAACCGCGTCTATGAGAATGCCGGTAGCCGTCCGCTGACCTACGATCAGATCCACCTGCTGGAAACCGACGCTGGTACCACACACCTGCCCGAGTTCATCGCCAAGATGTACGGCGGCATGTTCGTGCCGCTCGTCCAGCCCGAAGACTTGGACAACGTCGAGCTGTACCAGCGCTCAGTGCGGGCTGCTGCCAAACGTGGGGTAGTCGACCAGATCATCGCCAAGTCCCTGGAGGACGGCGTCATCGAGGAAGACGAAGCCAAGTTCATCATGGATGCGCACCACCAATACCTCTCCGCACGCACGGCCGAGGTCACAGCGACCATCCAGTTGCACACGAAGGGGGATTCGAATTGAGCACCTACAAGCTCGTTTGCCCCCACTGCTCCAGCCGCATGCGCATCCGCACCAGCGAAGGCAAACACATCTTCCTGCGGATCGCTTACCTGCAATGCGCGAACGAGGGTTGCGGCTGGTCCGTACGGGCGCAGTTCGAAATGACCCACGAAATGAGCCCGAGCGGCATGCCAAACCCCACGGTTCGACTGCCGGTCGCCCCGGTGGCCATGCGCCGCCAAGCAATGCAAACCGCTGCTGCTGACGATCAACCCGACCTGCTGGACCAGTTGGACATGGAGGAAGCCACCGCATGAACGCCATCGCCCTGACCACCAACCCCGAAACCGATTACCGCGCTGCCATGCAGCAGGCCGCCGTGGCCTTCCTGTTCCGCCGGGAGGGCCTTCACCTTGCTGGCGACCACCAGGTGCTGGAGAACTGCAGCCGCTATTTGGCGCAGTCGCTGGAAGTGCCAGCACACCTGGTGCAGCGCATCGCTGAGCTGGCCGTCGCTGAGTTCGAGAGCAAGACCACGGGGCGCTTGAAGCTCCTGGGCGTATGCCCGACCAGCGGGATCTTCCGCGCGCAGTTGATCTTGCTGGATACCACGACCCAGCAACGGCACCTGGTGCCGGCACGCTACCTACCGCGGCGTATGCGGCAGACCTGCAACACCTCGAAGTAACCCGAACAACCCCCTTCCCGATGCCCCGTTCTGCGTGGGTAAGGGGAAACTGCATTCCATTGGTGGCGATATGAGCAAGATCACCCTTCACATTGAGCTGGATGAGCAGCAGGCAAAGCACTACCTGCAATGGCTCGATAGCCAGTTCAACCTCACCATGGCCGACGTCTGGTATTCCGACCGCTACCGCGACGTACCAACCGGGAAACGTGGCCCGAAGGTTCTCGCCGATGTGCCACACCTGTCGGGAATCTGCCGTACGCGCAAGGCGCTTGAGAAGCAGCTTGCTGCCCCTGCCACGGAGCGTGCGCAGTGACTACGACTCACCCCATGGAGAACCGTCTGCGCGAGGACGTTCTGCAACGCCTGGAACGCGACTTCGGCCTCAAGCATATGCCCGGTACCAAATTCATGCGCAAAGGCAAATGCCCTGCGCATGGCTGCGGCCAGAAGACGCTGTACACCTTCCACGATGCTCCATGGATGCTGATCTGCGGCCGGCCGGAGAAGTGCAACCACCGTGTGCACGTTAAAGACCTGTACGACGACCTGTTCAACGACTGGAGCAAGCTCGCGCCGGCAACGGATGAAAACCCAACCGCCACCGCGCGTGCTTACCTCGAATTCAACCGAGGCTTCCGCGAGGAGCTGATCAAGGGCTGGTATACGCAGGATACGTACTGGGACGCAAAACTTGGCTTCGGCAGCGCAACAGTTCGCTTCCCGCTCGACAAGGGCGGCTATTGGGAGCGCCTGATCGACAAGCCAAGCCGATTCGGCAAGATGAAGGCGCGCTTCCGGCCAACCGGCGAAGGCAAGACTGGTTACAGCGGCGTTTGGTGGTGCCCGCCTGGCCTTGACCTGCTCCAGGTGGAAGAGCTGTGGATCGTCGAGGGGATCTTCGACGCGATCGCCCTGTTGCATAACGGCGTTCATGCCGTATCGATGATGTCCAGCTCACCACTTCCAGCTGAGTCCCTGAAAGACCTGTTGCGCATATGCCAGGAGGCTGACCGGCGCCCACCCAAGCTGATCTGGGCCTTGGACAACGAGCCGGTAGCCAAGGCCAACACCCGCCGCTGGGCGAAGGAAGCTCGGGAAATGGGCTTCAAATGTGAGGCCGCTCTGGTCCCACAGCCCGATAATAAAAAGATCGATTGGAACGACCTTCACCTGCGCTGGAAGTACCTGGACGACGACAAACGCGATGACCAGGTGCATGCCGAGCTCAAGCGTGCCCGCCACGAGGGTGCTCTGCTGCTGGCCGAGTCGCCGGAGGAAAAGGGCCTGCTCATGTACGACTGGCAGCCACGGAGCGAGTTTTCCTTCTCGTTTGCCAGCCGCCTCTACTGGTTCAAGTTCGACATGGTCCGGTTCGACAGAAAGATGCTCGAGCTGGAAAACCCGAAAGACCAGGAAGACATCACGTTGACCGACCGCCAGAAGCGGGACAAGGCCTTGCGCGAGTCGGCGTCTGTGGTCCGTATTGCCAACTGCTACTTCCAGGCGCTCTACAACATGCGCAACGAGCAGACGGACGAGGCCTGGTACTACTTCCGTATCGAGCGGCCCGGTAAACCGGTGACCAAGAGCACCTTCACAGCCGCCCAGCTCGCTTCGGCCCCAGAGTTCACAAAACGACTGCTGAACGTGTCCAACGGCGGCTGGTACACGGGCAGCGCTGCCCAGCTGATCAGGTTGCTTGAGCCACAAATGGATGACCTGAAACAGGTCAACACCATCGACTGGATCGGCTATTCGAAGGAACACAAAACCTACGTGTTCAACGACATCGCGATCTCGCAGGGCAACGTCTACAAGCTCAACGAGGAAGACTTCTTCGACGTTGGCCCGCTCAGCATCAAGTCCCAGAGCATGTCGCCGAGCCTGGTCATCAACACTGACCTGAATGCCTACAACGAAGGCTGGTTCGAAACTTTCTGGAAGTGCTTCGGGGTGCGCGGCACCGTTGTTCTGGTCTGGTGGCTGGCCTGCCTACACGCCGAGCAGATCCGCCAGTTGCAGAAAACGCTGTGCTTCCTGGAACTGGTCGGCGAAGGCGGCTCGGGTAAGTCCACCCTGATCGAGTTTCTGTGGAAGCTCGTCGGCCGCATCGAATACGAAGGCTTCGATCCCACCAAAGGTACCGCCGCCGGCCGTGCCCGTAACTTCTCGCAGGTGGCCAACCTGCCGGTGGTGCTAATCGAGTCCGAGCGTGAGCAGCAGGACGGTACACCGGTCAAGCACTACGACTGGGACGAGATCAAGACCACCTACAACGGCCGCTCGGTGCGCTCGACCGGCGTCAAGAATAACGGCAACGAGACTCGCGAGCCCCCCTTCCGTGCAGGCGTGATGATCGCCCAGAACAACGCGGTCACCGCCTCCAACCCCATCCTGACCCGTATCGCCCAGGTACTGCTGAACAGCGAGCACCACACCCCAGAAACGAAGCTCTACGCCGAGGAACTGGAGTGCATGCCCATGGAGAAGATCAGCGGGTTCCTCATCAAGGCGCTGCAAAAGGAGGAGGAGATCCTGCGCCTGTTGGAAGAACGCACCAGGGGCTACGAGCAGGAGCTGCTGGCCATGCCGGAGATCCGTACGGTGCGGATCGCCAAGAACCATGCGCAGCTGCGAAGCATCACCGACGGCCTGGCCCTGGTCGTGCCGCTGGGCGAAGAGCGCCGAGCGCTGGTGCATCAGGAACTGTGCCGGATGGCTGTACAGCGCCAAGAGACCATCAACGCGGATCACAAGGTCGTGCGCGAGTTCTGGGATCTCTATGAGTTCCTCGACGATGAAGGCGATGGACTCAACCACTCGCGGAACAAAGGCCTGATCGCGGTGAACCTCAACGAGTTCGTGAAGAAGGCGGCGAACGAGCGACAGCAGATGCCCGCCCCGCTCGGCGAGCTGAAACGCCTGCTCAAGACCAGCAAGTCGCCGAAGTTCCTGGAGGCCAACAAGCCGACCAACTCCGGCCGCAACGACGGTGACTTCATCGGCAAAACCGTTCGGTGCTGGATCTTCCAGCCCTGACCTACCCGCCGGGCGCTGCAACGCCGGGCACAACCCCAAGGAGAAACGACATGCAACTGAACATTTCCCGAGGCGCCAAGGCCACCGGAAAGACCATTCGCCTTCGCCAGAGCGCCAAACAGGCGGGCCTGAAGGAGAGCCAGATCCTGGTTGGCACCAGCTTCCTGGCGCGAGATCTGGAAATCGAGGTGCTCACCCGGGCCTGCAACGGCGCGAAGGTGATTTGCATCGACGAATGCAGCGAGGAACAGATCTCCGGGCTACGTCGGATCAAGGCCCGAACCAACGCCGATGTGACGGTTCACGCCGTCGTGGCCAACTGATCGAGGAGAACGACATGCAACAAGCCCAACCCACAGGCGAGAAAAACCTGTTCGATGCGCTGGTGCAGCACCAGTACGCCCAGGAACACAAGGAACTTCAGGAGGCCGGCCCTCGGGCGCTCGCCCGTCTCGTCCCTATAGCTCTGCGCGAAACAGGCGAAAGTCGTGTCGTCGCCCGGCTCTTGCTCGGTCTGCACGACGGCCAGGCACACCCCTTTGCACTTACCAATTTGCGCAGCCTCGACATCGGCGTGTTTGAGGACTGCCTGTGCGTGCTCTACCTGGCCTTCCTCAACGAAAAACCGCTCCAGGAGTACTTGCCGCGGGGCCGGATGATCTTCAACCAGCTGCACGAGTACTGGGGATGAAGTGGCAGGCGAAGCGCAACCAGGAGGGCCAGGTCATCCCGCGGTGCTGGGTAAGCGACAGCGGCTACACCGTGGCCGAGTGCCGGCTGCCGCACTCGCGGTACCCGGTGACCCGTCCAGGCTCCTCACTGCCATTCGCCTATGCCGACAGCCGTGAAGAGGTTGTCCAGGTCATCACGACAGACATGCAGGCCAGCGCGGCCAGCGAATAACCAGAACGCCGGCCAGCTGCAACTGGTCGGCGATCACCACAAGGAGAAACGACATGCACCACTACTACAAATCCGAGGCTCCCGAGGTGGTGGCCATCGTCCAGGAGTTCTACCAGGCGAAAGACCAGCTGAATGAGCGCCTGGCCGAGTTGGGCAAAATCTTCGGGGGCGCTATCGCCCCGATGCACGACGTTACCTCGCACTTCGCCGGTGGCGTGAAACTCTCCGCCAGTCCTGAACTGGACGTCCACTGGCGCCGCCCTGATGAGTATGGCTACCGGAGCCTGCGTCATAAGGCTGTACCGCCAAAGGGCATTACAAAGGAGCAGCGCGCTGCGATCCGGGGTGAGCACGATCGTCTGTGCGAGCAGTGGAAAGCGAATTGCCCGCCTCCTCTGGACCGCCTTGATTACTGGGACCGACTGAGCGTGAACACCGGCAACCTCTTGCTCTGCGGCGGCGCCTTCTTTGTGCACCAGAACATCGCCTATTTCGCCCTTGGCTTCGAGATCAACAAGGCCGACCACGAAGAGAAGGTCGCTGCGGGCAAACCAACATCTGGCTGGATCAGTGGGGCCATCGAGCTCCTGCCCAGCGAATATGAGGCAGCCCGCTTGGCGAAAGTCGGGGGTGCAGCATGAGCTCGCTGGACAAGCTGAACTTAATGCTGGGGTTCACGGTGTGGGCCGAAGAGCACGGCTATGACCTAAGCGCTGATGCCAATGGAAACCCGACCAATGTGGAAACCCGTGCGGCCTGGCTCGGGTTCGAGGCGGCACATGGCCCCGCCGGCTGCCGACCATCTGGCCAGCAGTTATATGCGCGGATCAAAAGAACCAGCGAATACGCGCACCAGAGCGACAAGTTGTTCCCTGTTCGAGTAGGCAAACCACCCTACGGAAACTTTGCTGTCCACGGCGGACCAGGCGGCGTTTACCCGATTCGTGACGTCGAGTTCTACATCATCGATGACGGCAAGCAGTACCGCCTCAAGTAACCAGGTGGCGCCGAGGAGCTGCAACTCCCCGGCGCCGACCAACCCCAAGGAGAAACGACATGCAAGTAGAAACCCCCGAAGTCGGCGCCGAAAAGGCTACCACACCTCGCTACGACACCATTGTCATCCGTGACGCAACCGGCCAGAACGTCCCGAAGGAAGTCGACGGCGGCAAGGTGGTCGCCTGGAGCCGTGGCCACGAACTGGCAGCCATAGATGCCCTGGAGGCGTTCATCAGAGACTTGGCAGATGGGAACTGTCACCAACCTACGTACCTGACTCAGGGTGCAGCTGACGCGCTCAACCTTTCGAGCCGCCGGCGAGCCATCGGGTGGGCAGCGGATGAACCCGCCGAACACCCACCGGCAGACTGGCGGACCGCTGTGGCCCGTGCTGTGGCCACGGCCAGCAAGGTGTTCGAGGAAGACGGCGACGAAGTCATGGGCGCCATCCGCTATATGGAGGCCATGCTGATGGCGAACGAGCCAGGGCAACAGAAGCCCTTCATGTTCGCCCAGTTGCAGGATGGTGACGTAATGGACTGGACGCAGGACCCGAACCTGGCCGAAGACTGGGAGCAACAGGGCTATGGGGTAGCCAAGCTCTATACCGCGGCTCAGGGAGGTGCCGCATGAAAGCCTGCACCCTCGGAAAACGCCACAGCTGGACTTTCGTCCGCAACGTTGTCACCAGCCACCTGAAGGGCCGTGTCGGCCGCATTACCAAGGTTGGGCTCTACAGCTGCAAATGCGGCGCCGCGAAGTACGGTACCCCAGGCCTATCGGCCGAAGGCGGTGCCGAATGAACAGCATCCGCCCACGCCTGGCCAGCCATGCCCTAGATCTGCCGAGTCACTGTGACATCTGCGGAAACGCTCGCTCCACCCGCAAACACCAGAAATGCAGCCAGATCCGCCAACAGCTCAAAAATGTCGAATGGGCCTCCTACATGGCCAACGTCGAAGCCAAGAAGGCCCAGGGAGCACGCCGCTATGCCCGTTGAGATTCGCTGCCGGTACACCAGCCTCACCTACGTGGCCACCGTCAAGGGCCAGAAGATGACCGCCAGCAACACCATCAGTGCGCGTCATGCCGCAGAGGCCATGGCCACCAAGCTGGGCCTCGATCCGGCCCACTTGGTGGAGCAACAGCGCGACCTGATCGACCAGAAAGACCGGGTTACCTTCATTCATCCAGGAGAGCCGGCATGAAGACCGACACCACTCAGATCACCAAGCTGCTGATCAGCGATCTAATGGGCGAGCCGCACAGGCTGGACCCGGTGACGGTGATCCTTGAAGACACTGGGCACCGCGTAACCCCAATGGATGGCAAGGACTACACCACTCGGCAGGGCAAGATCATTGTCGAGTGCTACGGTAAATCGTGGTCGGCCTACTGGGGCGGAATGGGTGACCGAACGGTTGCCCAGTTCTTCAGCGACGAGCATTGCGGGTACCTAATCGGCAGCCTGGCACCCAGCCTGGGCGGGAGCCGCTTCAGCGGTGACACCCTGGTCAATATGGCGAAGCGCGTGGTTCTGGATTGCCGGCGCGGGCGCACGGCTAACCACCACCCATACAGCATGGACAAGGAAGAGGCCCGCAAGCTGTTCGACCGCATCGAGGACGAGCTGCGCAGCGTCGAGCGGGAGGATCACTGCTGGAACCACTCCGATCTGCTCTCCGAGCTGTTTAGCGACGAGTGGTGGCACGCCGCTGGTAACGCCACTGAGCCGAACCCGGACTACCAGTACCTGCAGCGCATCGTGCTGGCCGTGCAGGTGGGTCTGCGCCGGGCCGGTCTGGCCCAGGGCAAGGTTGCGGAGACAAGCCATGCGTGAGCGGCCAATTCTGTTCAGCGGGCCCATGGTCCGCGCCATCATTGAAGGACGGAAGACTGTCACGCGTCGGGCGATCAAGCATCAGCCTGACGCTCCGGTAACTGACGCAATACCGCGTCGCGACTATCCACATGGCCCTGCGACTGTCGATTGGTACTGGCGGCCGCAGCACGGGCACTTGAACGGAGTGCCCAGCAACGGCTGGAACTTCAAGTGCCCATACGGCCAGCCAGGCGACCGCCTGTGGGTGCGCGAGACGTTCGCTATTTACGGCGATAGGAAGATGGCCGCCATTCACTACCGTGCGGATCGCCTTTGGGATGTCGGCCGGAAAGACGTGGGATACAAACCGAGCATCCACATGCCCCGCTGGGCCAGTCGAGTCCTGCTGGAGGTAACCGACGTTCGCGTCGAGCGCCTGCTGGACATAACCGAAGAGCAGGCGCGAGCCGAGGGCATGCTGTCGTGGACCTTTGAAGAATGCGACGGTGACCCGCGCCTGGATGGTCAGCCTTGCACAACCACCAACTGGCACTGGGAGCCGCAGGAAAACGAGTGCGATGGCTTCGGCTGTGCGCAATACGCTTTCCATGGACTTTGGAACTCCATCAATGGCCCAGGCGCCTGGGAGGCCAACCCATGGGTCTGGGTAGTCGAGTTCAAGAGGGTCCAGCCATGACCCGCCTCGCCCTTACCCTCCTGCTGCTGGCCACCGGTGCAGGCGCTGAAGAACGGATCGATAAAAGCGTTCGCGTAGTACATGACGACCTGCGCGGAGTGACTTGCTACCTCTACAGCGTCTACCAGGGCGCATCGATCAGTTGCATCCCCGACAGCCAGCTCAGGTTGCCGAACACGCCGAGCTGTGGACCAGGCACAGAATGGCCTTGCGATGGAGGTGCGCACAACGAGCGCGAGCTCTCCCCGCACGAAACACAACCCGAACCTACACCTGCTATCGCGCCTGGGCGCTGGACTAATGAGAGGTATCAGCTATGAGCAAAGCACTCTGGAATGGCCAGCCTCTGCCACCAGCTGGTGCCGCCTGGCCGTGTCCTGTTCATCCTCCAAAAGATGGCCAGAATTTGTGGGGAGAGCTTCTAGTCGCCGATGATGGATCACCGGCCGTATGATCGCTCAACAACAGCCTGGCACGGTCCTGACCTTCCAGGATCTGCAACGACTTACGGGCTACACCCGTCGGTCTGCGGTGGAGCAAGCCCTGCGAAAGCAGGGCATCCGCTGGTTCTGGGGCCGCCATGGCCCTTGGACCACCATCGACCTAGTCAACCAGGCCGGCGGCAACAGACCGGCAACCGAGAAATATGACAGCGAGATCCTATGAGGCGGCCCCGTAAACACAACCCGCACATACCCGCCCACATTGACCAGGCCGCCATTCCGGCGGCCGTTTTTTTTGACCACCGCTGGGAGGGTGTCTGGTACACCTCCTGGCGAGACGAAGGCGGTAATCGTAAGCGGATGAACATCGCCGGCCGTACAGCAACGCTCAGCGACCTGCACCGGATCATGGAGGAACGGAACTGCATCGATCGGGAAAGCCTCAACCACCTGTGCAAGGAGTTCCACGCCAGCGCGCAGTGCAAGCGGCTCGCAAAGAAAACCCGCGACGACTATGAATACTGCCGCGATGTGCTGCTGGCCATCCCGACCAAGCTGCAGAAACCACTCGGCGAACTGTCAGTGCGTAAGTTCACCTCGGCCCTGGTGCAACGCCTGGTCGACCGGATCGCCGACGAAGGGACTCCGTCCAAGGCCGCGCACGTCCATCGATACTTGCGACGGGTCATGCAGTGGGGCCGCAACCGCGGCTATCTGGAGATCAATGTCGCCCTGGGCGTCGAGGCGCCGGCCGAGCGCAAGCAGCGCCGCCTACCCAATCCCAAGATAATGGGAGAACTGATTACACGGGCCCATGCCATGGGCCAGCTCACGCGTGGCCAGCCCGGCGCTTGCCCGGAATACCTGGGCTACGTGATGGAACTGGCATACCTATGTCGGCTACGAGGCATTGAAGCGGTCACCCTCACTGACGCGAATGAACTGGTGGACGGAGTGCAGACCAACAGGCGCAAGGGCAGCCGCGATAACGTGGTGTGCTGGACGCCACGACTCCGGGCAGCCTGGGAAGGGGCCAAGGCCTACCGGCGACGTGTATGGACAAGCCAGGCCTTTCCCATCCCAGCCGCAGCCGAGCGTCGCTTTATCATCGTGGCAGCACACGGGGGCGCACTGCAGAAGTCCAGCCTGGACAGCACTTGGCAGCGCTTCATCACCCGAGCAATCAAGGACGGCGTCATCACCGAGGAGCAGCGCTTCGCGTTGCACGACCTCAAGCGCCGCGGCATCACCGACACCCCAGGCGACCGCAAGCAGAAGCAGGACGCCAGCGGCCACCGCGACGAAGCCATGCTCGATATCTACGACTTCAGTCTCCCCCGCGTATCCCCTTCCGCCGACTGACTCCCACGTACCAACACGGCCAGAGACTACATGGTTTCTGGGTTTCCGCTTGCCCAGCACGTACCAAGAGTTGACGTAACCAATTGATTTACAAGCAATGAGCAGGGTACTTGTAATCAGTAGGTCCCGGGTTCGATTCCTGGTGCCGGCACCATACGCAGTATCAAAAAAGGCTCACCGAAAGGTGGGCCTTTTTTGTTTTCCCCCCCGCAGCCCCCAATCCCCTGCCTTACAG